AAATACGAACAAAGGGAACATCTTCATCGGGAGGGGAGGGAAGAAAGCGGATAACTGCGTATCCATTGCCAGCCTTATCGACTGTGGCGGTCCAAAAACGATCGTCTGAACCCTTAGATTCTGAAGTTCCGTTAACCTTGGAAAGTTCATTAGTAAGAGCTTCAAGAGACTTCTTACCAGACATTGACTTAAGCTTAGAAAAATCTACCATTGTATTCTCCGTATGTTTAATATGACGATATATGACAATATATAAAAGCGAATCAAAGAAACGCTTCAACATTATTTAGTATACTCTTATTCATCAAAATAGTCAAGGACAATATTTTTTATCTTGTCCTTATCATATGTAATGAATGGAGAGTACTTCTCAACTTTGATTCGGATAGTGTCCCAAATCAAATCGTACTGCATCTTAGAATCCCAGTGTTTCTTAGCACCAGCTAATTCTAATAGCAAACACAAAGTATCAAGGCTGATGTTTTTACCAAGATACAACTGTAGCAAAAAAGGATGTTCGTTATCTCTACAAATAAAGTTTTCATTAAATTTGGTATCAAGATTACCAAGCTCTTGTTTGAAAACGTATGTTAAAGACTGCTGACGCTTAAGCCAAGCCTTATATGTTTTCTCGGCTTCTTCACTATATGCCAAGTCGCGTATCCATGACTTTTCATTTTCAGAAAGATTAGCAATAAGGAAACTATGAACATCTGGATGTTTGGCAAGCTTCTGAAAGAATATCTTGTCTTTACGTTTATCGAATGAAGCAGGATTAACTTTCATCTTGCCATTGTATTTGAAATAGTCGTAAGTAGGTTTTGAGAAATGATTCTTAAGAGCAAGATACTCTTGATAACATTCGAAGGCTGACATCATACATTTACTTTGTTATAGTACTCTGCGAAGAAATTACCAAGTTCTTTATCCATCAAATGACCAGCACCGTTGCATGATATGTAAGTTAGATACAGCTGCCAGATTTGCTTATCAAGCTGATCGAAACTTTCGTACTTAGTACTTACCTTACCCTCGATAACGGTATATCCCTTATCCTCGAGGTAATCAACCAAATCTGATTCATCAAAGTCATCAAGGTTAACATCAACGTCAACCTCTACGCATGCTGTTCTTGTTGAACTACGGTATCCCATAACTTATTCCTCTTATAATGGGAGCCTTGCTCCACGTTTAAGAACATTAAGAATTTCTGCTTCTGCTTGAATTTTAGACTTCATTGTTGGATCTTTCTTTATCCAACCAGCTGCTACTTCAACTTCTAGATTATTTTTCTCACACCAAATTACTACAGCATCAATATATTCTATATTTTTTGTAGAACACAATTTGTCTATTTCTTCTATGAATGTGAAATTATTCGGATGTATCATTTTCATATCCTCTGATTAACCTTATTCCAAAATGGACCATATCACTAGAAACCAGAGTAAGAAAAACAATACCTGCAAGTTCCCAAAAAGGAGGATGTTTTGCCAGATATATTACACCATAGAAAACAAATTGTGATAGGACTAGCATTAGGACACCAACTGGAATGTCTTTAACTATCTTCGCTTCTTTCATGTTTTCTCCTGGAAATGGTAGGGATGCCAGGTAACGCTCCTGGTCTAGAACAGTCATCTACTGCTAAAGAGTTTATAAGTCTCTCTCGTGTCTTACACCCACCCCCAATAATGGCGATTCCTGTTGGACTCGAACCAACGACCCTCAGATTAGAAGTCTGATGCTCTATCCAGCTGAGCTAAGGAACCGTGAAAAGGTGGTGGGATTCTGTTTCCAAGTTCCCACCGGACTCATGTTAGGCTGCTAGAGCCAAACGAGATGCATTGTTATCGTTTGCATTTACGAGTTTACTTAGTCTCTTCGTAACTTTACTACAACCCATCGAGCCTATTTCGCCCCCATCAAAGATATACAGCCTGTATGCCTACAGTACATAACACTACCAAGACCGCATGTTACGCCGACAACCACTAAGGTATCTTGCGTCGCTCTGTATATCCATGGTGGAGGCGTCGGGTACTGCCCCCGAGTCTGGATCGTCTATTCCGAACGCCTCAACAACCAAGCAATATATTTAGTATACCCTACTTACTTTTTAAAGTCAAGTTATTTTAAGTAGGATAGTATTTTCATTGATACGATGAGCAAAGGGAGCATCACCCTTAAGTTCGTCCATCAACTTGCGTAGTGTGATCTTACCTGCTTCCTGAACCTTCTTAACATACTCTTCTGGTTTACGCCCAGTACGTTTACTGATAGAAGTAGCCTCATCATAGTTGATAATACTAGTACCCTTTACCTGAAGTCCACCACGATCAATTGCTCGGAATACAGTCAATACCTTGTTCTTTGTATTGAAAGTCCAAAGCTCCTGACAAGCAATAAGTTTCTCTGGGTTAACAGAGGCGATCTTAAAGGTATTATCTTCCTTCTGATACTTAAGGTTCTTGAGCTTCTTCTCTATAGAGACAGCCCGAGGCTTTCTAGGAGCACGTGTTTTCTTTGTAACATTACCGTAGCGTTCAGCATCTTCGATTAACTTATTATAGAATTCGATACGATCGCGAAGTTGTTTCTTGGTAAAATGACTGTAGGCTTCTTTGAGCTGAGGACACTTACCTTCCAAAGTTTCAAGAAGTTCATCAAGCACTGGAGAATAATGAGCAACTATGGATGGGCAATATGCAGCAGGAATCTCCTTGGCTTTGAGCCAATCATATAGAGAGAACGTTTCTCCAGCATCAATCAGTTCTTCGATATCACCAATGATGTCATTCTGACGGTCACGCATGCGATCTTGTACAGAAACTTTTGGTATGTTTGATTCAGCTTGAACCTTGGCCTTTGTAAGAGTATATGCAAATGTTTCTTCCAAGAATTTCTTAGAGTGAACAGGAACATCATATCCCTTACTAATCATACGAGCGATCGCACCACAGGTATGATTGACCCATTCATCAGGTACATATTTGAACTTCTTCAGTTCTACAAGGCGATTTTGATTCTTGAGCCAAGTTTCTGTATATTCTTTGATCTCTGACTTGTCAGCCATGGCATTGTACCAATTGTAAGCGATGGCCATTTCGCCTTCTGTCATCGCCCCGAGAAACTCTGGCTCGTCGCCCATGTACTTACGATTGATGAAGTAAGACTCACTCCGTGTTGTACGAGGCTTCTTAACTTTCTTAGCAATCAGTGATGCACGACGAGCCATAGTTTTCTCCTTAGACGGTTTCTGCCATTTCGATAGCGAGTTCAAGAGCGCGAGTCTTGACACCCTTATTGTAGCCATACCAGGCGGAGGTAAGGCGAGTATCAGCCGAACGACCAGCAAGGTGATCGGTCAGGTAGGTAACGGCATTGAAAGGCTGCCACCAGCTACCTTCTGCATACTCAGAGCCTGGCTGGGTATGAAGGATATCGAGAGCAATCTGGGCGCTCTTGGAAATTTCCTTCTTCTTCATATCATTAGAGCCAGTAACGGGGAAGATGCGGCAGAAGTACTCAACAATGTCTTCACCCTTGGCTTGCTTAGAACCGAGGAAGGAAGCCATATCCTTGTACTTAGCAAGTTTATCCGTAGCAATACCCAGCATGTCCTTGATGTTAGAAGGATCAAAGACTTTACGATGGCTGATCTTGGCCATCCGCTCGACCTTGCTATTCAGCGAGAGCGTAAGGGTGTTATTACAAACAACACGGATAGGAGTAAAGCGAACGTCGGTACTGAACCCGTACTTGTGGAAATTAGAGAAGAGCATGTAGGAGTCAATACGATCACCCTTAAAGAGTTCGAAAGATTCCTTGACCTTGGCTAGTCCCCAGATAATCTGACCACCCTTGAGCGAACCAGCAGTATGCATTTCCATATCACCAGCAGTAACAAACTCATTGAAGAAGTCAAAGGCTTCCTCGTTCTGAACAGGATTCCAATCATCCGAGACAACGTCAAGGATCTTATTATCCATAGAGCGAACAAGAGCAGACTGTCCGACAGCGACCTGCTTACCTGCGATTTCTGCATAGGCAGGAACCTTTTCCACGGTCCAATTAAGACCAGCAGCCTCGAGCATTTGAGTAGGAGTAAGGTCATTAGGAACCTTAGTACCAAGGCCATGCCAAGGACATTCCCCAGCATAGGCCATCTGATCCTTACCATTCACGTTTTCGATTTCATGCGCCATAACAAAGTTCCTCTTTCAAGCGGTAGTCATCATCAACCACCATAAGATTAGTATACCACCTATACGTTTTAAAAGCAACTAGAAATATGAATTATATGCATCAACGATACGTTTTATTTCTTTATCACTGATATCATATTCTTCTTCATCTAGAATAGCAAGACAGACTTCGATATAATCTTCATCGGTAAGATGATATTTACAAAGCCTGAGATATTCTCGTGCAGAGCCAGGAGCATCATCTGGTAATCCCACTACGAGTTCATCTTTACTTTTTTTTGGAAACCTAACAACATCACCCATTAGCTACGCTTCCTGGCACTATTTTCACGAATGAAATTTTCAGCATCAGGACGATAGATATAGTACTTTAGCAAGGTTTCAAGAGCTTCTGCAGTTTCCTTGTGCATCCAAAGATCTTCACGTTCAAAGTCACGAAGTTCACCCTTGCTCAACAGGCGATTAATATCTTCCTGCTGACGAATATAATCCTGCTTTAACGTGTCAACGACAAGCTTATCCATAAGTACGTCATCAATTTCAATTTGCATCTTTTCCATCCTTGTTAATATCAACAACCTCGATAGGAGTCCACTTACCAGAGGGATCCTTTATCTGTATCTCATGCTTAACGATACCCCAATAGTCATTGAAGGGATCTTGGTCGTCAGACACCCAGCCCCAATGGTTGACTGCTCGAATATCAGCAATTGTCTTGATTATCATCATCCATCTCCTGTTCCCAATACCTGCAGTAGAAGTACTCCTTCATAATATCAATCTCAGCCTGGGGATATCCTTGCTCAACCAACCAAGCCTTGGTGTTCTCTGGCCTTGGATCAGGCAGAGGCATCGGAAACCCATACTTCCACCCAGAAGGTGGGTCAATCATCAATACTGTCTTTTTTGCCATTATGCATATCCTCTATAATACGTATTACTGTTACCTTGTCTTCAAACCTATCATTAAACCCAACTTCCCATGCCTCCCATAATAGATCATCTGATAAAGGATCATAGGGATTAGTAGGGTACCTATCTGTGACCATACAACCATAATCAACAGAAGTATATCCAAGACAATATGCATCTCTCTCTTCCTTAGTGATCTCCATAGTCATCCTCTTGGAAACTTCGCACGTCACGGTACTCTACCTCCATAGTCGGATACTGTTCCTCAAGGGCAAGAACCCCCCACATGGCTTTTCCATAGGTGGGGTATAGATGCCTGGCCAGAACACGTGTCTTGTCTAGAACAAGAACAACATGGCCATTGGCTAAATCTTCAAGCTTACGAATCGTCTTACGGTGTTTCATTTGTTTCCTATTGTTCAGGTTTCATATATGATTATACTGTACTTCGAACTTAAAGGCAAGTCATTTTTTTCTGCGAGAATTTTTTTATTATCAAGTTATCGTAGGGAAAAGCGGGGGGGGGGGTATGTGTGGTGTTTTGTGTGGCAGTGTGTGTCATTGTGTTAATGTGTGTGGATGGGTTACGCTCAGCACCAGCAGCTAAAGCGTGACTGTAGCTGCCACAGGGGGAGGGGCGGGTCAATCCATAGACTCGCCTCGAATATTATCTAGGATGTGCGCAACAGCGAAGCCCAAGCACATAGGCACGAGCAGTAGAAAGAGCGGCTCAAAGATAAGAAACGTATCATAGCTTGACATTAAAAGCTCCATATAGTAGAATCAGAGTTCTTCGGTGATCCGCTTCACTGCATACTTCGCACCCTGATTCACACCAACAGCGAAGGCGATAACGAAACCGATAGTAAACCCAAACAAAGCGACGAGAAAGTAAGCGAGTTCCATGATAATCTCCTTAGTATTGCACAGCTGCAGCAGCACCGATCACACGTTGCTCAATCACGCAGTAGCCACCAGTGTCGAATGGCTCAAATGCTGCTCGAGCTTCGTCTTCGGTCAGGTAGACACCAAGGCACTCTTGGCCTTCATATTCATAGCCAACCAGCAGGACGTATACAGTCATAGCACAGCTCCTTAAGCAACAGAAACGAATGAGACGCGACCAACGGTCATCTCGATCAGGTAGAAGTCAAACTCGACGATGGGGTCAGAGTCGGGGTATGCGCTGACGTAAGCCTCTGCCCCAGCCCGAGTCGCGAAAGACCCGAGGCTATCGGGCAGCTCATTAGAGCCGTAGAACGAACCGTACACAGTGAAGGAAGTCATAGTCATCTCCTTTTCAACTTATAACCTATTCTACCGTGTGAGTGTTTTAAAAGCAAGCGGAAAAATGACTGCTCTCCGCTTGCCTTTAAAGCTCTGTTATAGTATACTTAAATCATAGCCTTCAGCTGATCCTTCGTCAGGAACTTGGGCATAGCAAAGGAATCATCAGCGATGATAGTATCAACCTCAGCACGAGCAGTGCTTTCATCAAAGCCATCAACACCAGGACCTTCCGGACGGGCAACGTTGGCGTAGACTTTTCGGCTAGAAGCAGCTTTCAGCCGAGCCAGATTTGCCTGCTTGATCTTAGCAAGCTCGGAGTCAGGCAACAGAGACTCTGCTTTGACTTCCTTGGACTTGGGCTTTGCCTTAGCAATAACCTCAGCAGCCATCCGCTTAACAGTGCGCTCCTTCGCCTTCTCTATGGCCACCGACTTGACCGGAGCCTTAACTGACTTAGCACCAGTCAGAGCGAGAGAAGCATCAGCCTTCACACGCAAGCGGTAGCAAACGTATGCGTTCTTTTCGCTCAGTTCGCACTGGGACATAAGCAGAGGAATAACGTCAACCAGCGAACGGCTGGCGTTGGCCTTCAGCACTTCGATAGCGATTTGGGTCTTCGTGAGCTTCGACATTTTTCAGTTCTCCGTTTCAAGTTACAAGATTATTCTACCGTGTGTGGCTTTTAAAATAAAGCCTCAATTTTCCCCTAGAAAGAAAAACTGACCGCCATACTCGTCGCCTTCAGCAATAATATTAACGGTTTCGCCGTCAATAACTATTGCATAGATTCCGTTGAAACCTATAAGAGGCGCTTCAGTTTCAACGCCAGCCCAGCACGCAAAATCATTTTCGTCAAAAGCTTTGAACTCGGTCTTAGCAATAAGGGCCAAAGCCTCGGTTATGTTGAGTTGCGTTTCCATGGTTTTCTCCTTCAAGTTATAATTAATTCTACCGTGTTACGCTTTTAAAAGCAAGCCCTATTCAACAGGAACCCAGCAATCGGCTTCAAGAATATAGGTTTCAAGATTATCACCAATTAAGTAAATTTCGTAATCAGGGTAGAAATCTTCGTTACAGTCCTGTTCAAGCATAAATTCGTACGCCGTTTCAAAACTAAAGCCCTGGCCAAGTTGAACTATTTCAGAGTTGAGCTGAGCAATAAGGTTCATTTTTTGTTCCTTCCGTTTCAAGTTATAAATTATTCTACCCCGTTTG